GTCGTGGAACCACGACTTAGGCGCTTTCCCATGGAAATTTAAGAGACCTAGAGCAAAGAAATACGTCAAAAGGGAGAAAGTTTCCCGGCTAGAAGGACCTAGCCGTACTCCGATCTCCCCAGTTTGCGGACCTACCTCATCCCGGGCAGCCTAAGTGATTCCGCCAAACATGCCAGCGGCGCTCTTCAACACCAGGTCATATCCGACGTTCTCATTTAAGCCCTCCGCTCCCGGCTGAGGGCCACGTTTCCCAGCATTCTCTAGAAGGGTCCAAAGCCCCGACCAGTGCTGAGAGTCCAAATTCCTTTTCACCTCCGACCAGTCTTTGGACCAGACGGAGGGTTTGAATCCTACGGGGAGCCTTGTATAGTGGACTCGCCTGCCGCTCATGTTCTCGGCCCATGCCATGTACTCCGCATGGGGATCCGTGTACACCCAGACAGCGAAGAGGAACACTATTTCAGCGTAGAGCTGATAGTACTCCGCTCCCCGTTTATGACGTGGGTCTGGCTCCTTGTCGTCCGCGTACTGGCACAGCCGCTTGTGTAATTGGAACTGCTCATGATTAAACGGGGGCAGCCCCTTATACACATCGATCTCGGCCGCACGATCCCAGTACTTCGTCCGTGGCCTCTTGTCACCAAGGTCCATTGTGATGAAGTCTTCCGTAGATAAACCCGGAAATCCATTCACAAACCTGGTGCCAAGGAACGGTAGCGCTCGATCCGCGCGTGACGAACAGAGAAAGCCTTCCAACTGAGCGGAAGCCTTTCCCCGCATCCCCCAGAGACGAAGCGCTTCTTCAAGATAGTCGCTCGTCTCCGGCGCCAGTTCACCGTGCGGAAACGACAACAACGTGTCGTCTCCACAGACCGCAACCTTCACGTACTCCGAGCCGCGGCTCATTGTGCGCTTCAGCACGGTCCGGTGAATCAGCCAATTAGCAACCGAGTCTATCAAACTCGTGAACGGGTGACCAGAGGGGACACCTAGTGACAACCTCACTATGTGTCCCCCCGGCACGATCACGTCCTTGAAGACGAGATTACTAAGGAGATAGATGAAGGCACGATCCATCTGCTTCCCCTTTGGGTAGCAAGACCGTAGGACCCCCATCGCCGCCACGAGTAGCTCTTCGCATACAGAGCCATCGAAGCCCGACCAATCAAAAGCCTTGACGTGG